TTTCATATAGAATGGGATACTCAGCGCATTGCTCAACATGATTTTCCATGTCATGCCACAAGCAAACAAAAATTCTATAAATTAACAACGCATAATGGAACGCCGCTTGGCGCTCACACAGACGCAATAATTGTCGCTGGTAATGCGCGTTATGTTTTGGAAGTTAAGCATTCTATGCGCTTCTCAAACGCTGTCGAGGCTGCTGAATTTTATATGCCGCAGCTTCAACATCACATGATTTGTGCTAAAAAAAGCGTTGCTTGCTTATCTGTAATCATAGGCAACAAAGAACCAGATCGCGCTTGGATCGAAGCTGATCAAGACTATCAAAACGATTACATCAGACGTTGTGACGAGTTTTGGCGATTGGTTGAAAGCCGATCACCGCCTCATGGGTATAAACCCGTCGAGGAAAAGCGATCTCACACAGATCAAATCAAAATTAATGGCATGACACGGCGCTCGCTCGAGCATTCTAATCATGCTCAAGAGCTTGTTGACAAATACATTATCAATCAGCCCGCAGCCGTAACATTTAATAAAGTTAAAAGCGAACTCAAAGCTCTTATGAGCGAGTCCGAAGCTGAACTTTATCACCCAAAATTAACGCTTAAACGCAATGCGCGTGGCGCAATTTTAATTAAGCATAACAAGGAGTCATCAGATGCTTAAACTTACAATTCCCGATCAAGCTGCATGTGACTGGGTTAGATCAGTTGCAGATAATAAATCCAAAGAAAATCTTGATATACAACTCAAGCAAATCCACGCTCAATCCCAAGCTCTCAAAGCAACTTTTGAGGCAATGGTTGGCCCAAACATGTATATGTATAGCGATTTGCCTTCTGATTTGTTTTATAATTTTCATAGTTATTTACAAGTTCTTGATAAAACAATTGCTGAATTTGATAAGCAACAAAACGAAATAGCTAATCAATTACTTGAAGCGCTTACCTCCCATCAGGAGGCAGCAGAATGACTAAAAAATCTAACGCAGTTGAATCGCTTATATCTGCTCAACAAAATTGCGACAAAGTTGTTAAAAACTCTGTAAATCCGTTTCACAAATCTAAATACGCCGATCTTCAATCTGTTCTTGATGCTTGTAAATCTTCTCTGCACAATAACGGTTTTGCTGTATTACAAACTGTTGGCAAAGATGAACATGGCAGTTTTGTCGAAACAAAATTGCAGCATTTTGATGATGCTGCTTTTTCTTCAAAAGTTTATCTCAGCTTATCAAAAACTGACATGCAAGCGCTTGGCAGCGCAATAACTTATGCGCGTCGATACGGTTTGATTTCGCTAATGGGTCTTGCTCCAGAAGATGACGATGGCAATGCCACCGTTCAAACGTCTTCTCCTAAAATTAAATCTCAACCCCCTCAACAACAAGCTAATGGAGGTCTTTAATGACTGAATATGACAACACAAACAGCGGTGTGGTTTATAAACCATATGAAGATCAGCAATTTGCTGGCGCTGGCAAATTAAACATCGAAGGTACTGATTATAAAATCATTACCGTTAAAGAAAGCCTGTCTAAAGGCGGCGATCCTGTGCGCGTTGTGTATGCCCGTATGGGTGTTCTTTTTAACAACGATCAAAAAGGCAATGACAAAGCGCCTCAATTTTCTGGGCCTATCGACACGCATCCAAGTTTAAGAATGGCTGCGTGGGTCAAAGAAAAAGACGGTATGCATTACATGTCTTTAAATGTTTCTGAAAAGCAACAAGCTGCCGCTGCAGAAGCACCGCAATCAGCCCCAATTCATCAAACAGATGACGATATTCCGTTTTGAATTGCAAAGGCTGCGATACACCAAAACGGTGTAATCTTTTGCAAAAGTGTCGCCGCGAGCAATTGTCTGCGGCGATGCTTGTTAATTCCGATCCCACAAACCTCGTCATTCTGCCAATAAGGAAAACCTATGCAAATAAAAGCACCAAAACTGTTAAGTGATTTTACGCCTTTTACCGTTGGATATGTCCTTGGCGTAGCAACAATGGCATCTCCTGCAATTGCCGTTGTTTTTGCTATATGTGGCGTCTTTTATTTGTTTTTAAAATACCAGAGGACACTATGATTGAATTGCCCGACATACCGTCATATGAAAAATTTAAACAACGTCAATTTGAGGAAAAAAAAGCTTATTTTGAATCTTTAAACGCTCTTAAAATTACTCAAGCTCAAGCCGCTGAAATCTGCGGATTAAGCTATCGTCATTTTCAAAGTTATATTCGCAGATATAATATAAATTGGTATAACAGGCGTCCGTATTTTGCAGATCAAACAAACTATCAACGTCTAAGCACAAAATCTTTCAAACAAGAAAATGATGTAAGATTTTGGCATAAGAAAAAATTTAAAACCCACGAAATTGCTGCAATGTTAAATCTTAAACATTCACTTGTAGATAAAATCTTAGAAAAAATTCATTAATTGTGATGGTACATCTCGA